AGTGCATTCAGCATGGCTTCATCTTCTGCACAGGCAGACAACATTCTGCATCTAGCACAACGTGGTGGTGTGGTAGCACTTACTGGTGGCTCTGAGTTCCTGATCAGTTCAGCCGGTGCATTTACACCAGCATCTGCCCAGATTGAACAGCACACAACCTATGGCGCACAATCCAATGTACGTCCGTGTCTGGTGGGTAATGAGCTGCTATTTGTTCAACGTGGCGGTAACCGCTTGCGTGCCTTATCGTATCGCTATGAGGTAGACGGTCTGGTCAGTCCTGAACTGTCAGCTATTGCACCACACATTGCAGAGGATCATGGCGGTATCAAGGAATTGACCTATCAGCAAACGCCGTACAGTCTGGTCTGGATGGTACTGAATGATGGGATGGTGGCCAGTATTACCTTAAACCGTGATCAGGAAATGAATGCCTGGGCACAGCATGACTTTGGTGGATCTGTACGCTCAATCTGTGCATTACCTCAAGCTGCCGGCAATGACCTGTGTTTCATGCTGATTCAGCGTAAAGCATCCGTGGTGCTTGAGCAGCTGGACGAAACATCATTCATGGATTGTGAGATCGCACATAACGGCGCATTGGCAAATAGAAATTTGCATAACAGCACACAGTACCGATTCCAGAATGCAGATGGCTATTTCTACGATGACAACCAGCCAACATCCGGCACGTGGTTTGCCGGTCAGCCGTTCAATATGGAAGTTGAGTTTTTACCACCGGATCACAGCCAAGTTCCCAATACTGCAATGTTCCATAAGATCCAGGCGCATGAAACGGTCTTATATGTGCGTAATTCAATTGGTGGCCAGTGTAATCAGTACGATCTGGAACACAAGTCATTTAATCAGTCTGCATTCCAGAACCTGACCTACACAGGGCCGGTCAGTGTCAGCATGAATGGCTGGGCTACCTTGCACGAAATGGAATTAAGAATAACACACAACAAACCGCTACCTTTCCACGTCCAGAGTGTAGCTATGTTGGTATCAATGAATGAGAGATAAAGATGCTTGTACGTGCAGCAACACTAGAAGATTTAGACACGCTTGTTGACTGGGGCAAGCGTCTAACCAATGAATCCCCACGGTTTAAGAAGCAGGGCTTTGATGAAAAGCGGGCGCGTAATGTATTTGCGCATTTAATTAATGAGCTTGAGTCTATCCTGATCGTGATCGATGAGTATGAAAATCCAGTTGGCACATTAATTGGTGCGATTGATATTGATTGGCGAACAGGCCAGAAACTTGCTTATGAGCAGGGTCTTTATGTTCTGCCTGAATATCGCAAATCGGGTGCAGCCAGTGATCTGATTGAAACATTCAAAGTATGGGCAGAGATGAACAAAGCAGATCGCATTCAAGTCGGTACAACCACCGGCATTTATGCTGAACGTACTGTGAAGCTGTATGAATCTCTAGGCTTTGAACTGGTCGGCTATGTTCTGGAAATGGAGGTATAACCATGTGCAATCCAGGCGGAATCATGCAAGGCGTTCAAAACATGGCAAATGCTCAAATGGCAGATGCTGTGTCCAAAGGTAATGCCAAAACTATCAACTCAGTCGCACGTGCAGAAGCCGAAAAGATGAAGCGGCAAGGCAAAAGCAATGCTTCAACAGCACGTGCACAGGCTGCGGAAAATGGTGTGAATGTTGATGTAGGTGCAGCAGCAATGCTTCAGGATGAGCATATTTCTGATGCAGCCTATAACGCTTCTCTCAATATCTCCGATGCTGGATATCAATCCAAGCAGGTTCGCATGCAGGGCAAGATGCAACGTAATAATTATGCGATGCAAGCCGCTTCTGACTTCATGGGTGCGGCATCATCAGGAGGATGGAAATAATGGCGTTAATTCCAAAATCTCAAGGTCGGGATGTGTCTCGACCAGTCATGCAGCAGCATACGCCAATGACCGGACTCGGAAGTATTGGTAAGACAATCGACGAAAATTGGAGAAACCATTGGTGGCGTTATTGATGAACGCAGACGAAAATCCGATGAAGCCGATGTATCTGCCAAACGCGCAGAGCTTTATCACAATGATCTAGCTGAGAAAGAAGCCAAAGTTAAGCTAGATGATGTGCTGACGACCGAACTATCAGAGCAGGTTACATTGCTTAAAAACGATGTGGCCAACGGCGCAATGAATGCTGATGTAGCCAATAAAACACTACAGCAATGGTCTGAAAAGCGCTTCAAAGATATGGAGGGTGAGTTGCCCGGGCATGCACACCAGGCATTAAGTCAGCATTGGTCCAGTAATGTGAGCCGTAATGCTACTGCATTCCTGCCGCTGCAGCTGAGTGCTGATTACAAAAAAGG